GTAACAACGAGTCACATCCATTTGTTGCAATGACTGGAAGAACTCCAGTGAGGGTAACAGGTGCTGTAACCAAAGGTCAAAGATTGGTTAGTTCATCAACTAAAGGTTGTGCGAGAGCGGCCGCAACAGGCGAAACAATTTCACCTTTCAACGTTATTGGAAGAGCACTAGAGAGCTCAACTGATGCAGGAATCAAATTGGTAAATTGTGCGGTGAGGACAAACAACTAATAAATATTCATACTTTTTAGTAGAATTAAAAGGCCTTGTAGAAATATAGGGCCTTTTTTTTTTGGCTTGTAAACAATAAATACATACATGAGTGTAAAAATAAGCGGTAACATCGAGATAAACGCAGATACTTGGTTGGAGTTCCAAGGTAAAAATGATGCCGGAGAAAACATCAGAATAGGCTCGATAAAAGGTAGCATCAAGGACAACAAGAAAGGTGCAGACCAGAGTGTGATACAGATAATCGGCAGGAAAGACGGACAGCACAAACCTTTATTGACCATCGCCAACAATGCCATCTACGCACACCGTGATGTTCCATTCGTGTGGCAGACAGAAGACGGTAAAAAAACCTTCGTGTCAGGTACATCAACTACGAAAAGAAACATAGACCTACCAGACGACAACGGCACACTGATGATAAACAATTCAGGGAAAGTAATGGCAACGGAATTGCCGACAAGCGACCCTAGTAATGCAGGTCAACTCTGGAACGACGACGGCACTGTAAAAATTAGTGCTGGTTAATTAAGTTATCAAATCTAGTATAGTCTGTAACTTGCCTTTGATGGCTTTGTTATTCAAGGTATTCTTCAAACCCATGTGTAGGTTCTTGGGCCAACATTCGAAAGCAGTCCAACAGTAACCTGAGTGTTCATCATTTAATTTGGGCAAGAATTCAGTCTCTATCGCAATAAGATAAGTGTGGAAGAAAAACTTCTCGTCATTTGAAGTGAACATCTCCAAGGGAATAACTTTCTTGAACTTGGGAATTGCTCCCACTTCTTCTTTTATTTCTCTCTTTAGACCTTCGAAGGCCGATTCTGTGTACTTCATCCTGCCTCCAACCAGTCCCCACATTCCTTTGGTCTTACTGTCAGTCCTCTGCAAGAACAGGAAACGTTTAGTTGATGTGCTGTAAAAAAGTGCACCAGAACATATGATGTTATCTTCCATGCTATATTATAACAGATCGTTTGTGATTTATCAAGGGGTAGTTGCGTCTTGTCCAGAAGCGTCATCGTTAGCAGTGTAACCACCATCTACAACTATGCTCCAATTACCTTGTGTGTAGACACCCTCATATGATTTCACCCATTCCGTGCCATTGAATCTGTATTGAATCCCGGTGTTGAGATTAGTAACGTAGTGCTGTGTTGAGTCCGGGTCTGAGGCATCAAAGGCTATGTTCCATTTGCTGGTTGTACTGTTGTATTCGATTATATCACCAACACTTGCTACAAGTGTACCCCAAGTTGCACTTTGGAAACTTGCTGTTGAATCTCCCACGTCATTGATCACAAGATACCTTGTTCCGTTTGTGGGTGTGCCTGGATCAAATGTTGCAGGATTAATTATTTTAGAAACTGCTGTTAGTGTGTTGGCAGGTATTGTGTCGCCATCAATGCTGTATAACAGGATAGTGTCATCGAGTGTTGTTGTTGCTATTGTTCCTATGATCTCACTACCGTTTGGTTGAGTTAACCTAATCTGTGATGTGCCGTTGGTGACTACTCCGTACTGTTCCAGTAATATCTTCCAGTTGACTGCTGGTCCAAACGTCTCGAAAGGATCTGCTAGTCCCGGATCTCTGGCTCCTGTATAGAATCCATCTCCTCCTGACTTAACATTCACTCCTGTCGTGCCCAGCAACCTCAATTGGTTTCCTGTGACCAACAATCCAAAGTTGTTTGGAGTTATGAAACTTCTTGAAATAAGAGAACCGTCTATCAATCCTTTTGCTATTCCACCGTCGTCTTCATACACACTCATGATGATCTTCTGTACAACACCTAATTTCTTGACTTTTACTGGAGGTGACAACCATATGGGCATTGAGAATTGTAGTGTTGCAATATCTATTTCTGTGTCTGCACCTACTGGAATTGTTCTCGAACTGAATGTTATTCCTTCAAGTTCCACGTAACTCAAACTGGTCCAGTCAATGTAGTTGTCTGATTTCTGTATCTCAAAATCTGGGTTGAAAAGGTATAAAATTTGTTCTAGTATCTGTAATTTTTGGTCTGTGTTTGTGCTCCATATGTCTGCCGTCACTTGTAATCTAAAAGGCGATGGCATGACTTTTTCAATTGTGTAGCCTGCACCTAACTGGTTTGTGTAATTTCCGTCACTGTCTACCCCTCGTTCTTTAAGATGCTGTTTCTCTATGTGATACGGGTTTTGCATCCTTTCCCTGTCATAATTTAACTCTCTGACATAGGCCGCTATTCTCGGAGCATACTGTAATGTGTTCTCAGAATTCTGTCTTATAATGTTTGCAACCTGTCTAGTAGGATCCCCGTACACAACAGGAACAGCTCGTAAAGTGATTGCATCATCCTTGCCCTTGCCGGTCTCCACAGAGAAATTACTCAATATTCTAATGAATTGAGTTAAAAATTTCCTGATCTGTCCTTCATAGAAGTGTAGCATTCTTAATTGTCAGCCTTTGGTTTTAGTGCATTGGTTAAGGACTGTCTTTGATTTGTTGTTAATCCATTAATAGTATCAGATGATGTGTTGTTGACAAAACCTGTTTTGTAGTTTGCTCTCGAATCGTTGTTTGTTGTAGTTATTCTAACCGAATCCTCTATCTTGACCCATCTGGTTCCATCGAAACGGAATAGTCTGTTTGGTAAGAAATCTGTTCTCAAGAAATAGTCTCCCTTGTCTACATTTGAATTTGGAAAACTAATTCCAAACCCTGCCGGGTGTCCGTTTGGTGCAACTCCATCTCCGTCTAAGTAGAAGCCATAGTGCGAACTTGCCGGTGAATCTATCACAGCATTTACTGTTTTGTCTGAACTTGTACTAGTGGTCGTGGTGTTGACGTTGTCTGTCCTGATGTTTCCCCTTTCATCAATAGGCGCGACATAGTATTGCTTGTAGTTGAATCCGGCTTTAGGAGAATCTTGTTCTGCTTGTGCAACAACCTGATCATTTATAGATTTCTCTTTGTTAAAAGTTGACATGTAACTTGCAAGAGATCCTGTTGTTGTAGCATCACCTAATATGTCTCTGTATTCCTGCGAGTCAACTAATGTTTTCATTTTCAATCTTAATAGGTGTGGCCACCATGTCTGTGAGAATCCTTCCGCCGCCCTGTTGACATCCTCAACAACATAATATCTTTTCAATGCAATTGGTATGCTCTCGTCTAGTGAATAGTCTTCTTTCATGTGTGGAAATTCTAAGACATCACCTGACATTGGTTTCCTGCCAATCCTTTCAACTATGTCATTAAGGTGAACAGTTAAAAATAGTGTGTCGTTCTGCAGGAACATGCCAAACTGTGACAGATTGAAGTCTGCGTCTTGAACATTGTAGATTCCTCTCACAACATACACGTCAGCATCATATTTCCTATCTCTGTTCTCTAGAAATAATAGATCCTGTATGGTTCTTTCATTGAGACTGTCACCCGAATACTGTGGTTGTGAGGGCGACGCATCTCCGTCCTTTTGTGAACTTCCTTGGTCGTATGGTCCCAGGTATTTGTGGAAGTGTAGGTCGGTTCCTCCTACTTGAAACATCTCCTTGATGTTACGATCAAAGAACTTGTAGTCATTGCCCTTTTCAGGCTTGAAAATAGATAATCTTGGCATATCATACATATTTATTGCACAGGCAAAGGTAATAAATATGAGTATGTCAGAACTACAAACAGGACAACAAGAGATATTCGATTATGTGAAGAACAGCCTAGGTGATGGCATGATTGACGTTGAATTAGACCCTAAACACTATCAAACGGCACTGGAAAGAGCTATAAACAAATTCAGACAGAGATCATCAAATGCTGTGGAAGAGTCGTATGCTTTTCTTACTTTAAAGAAAAATCAGAACACATATATCTTACCAGATGAGATTATCAACGTGAGAAATCTTAACAGGAGAAGTGTTGGATCAAGGACCGAAGGTGGAGAAGGTGGTACATTGTTTGAACCTTTCAACTTAGCCTACACAAACACGTACCTTTTGAGAGCAGGAGCAACAGGCGGATTGGCCACTTACTATGCGTTTGCATCATACCAGGAACTGGTAGGAAAAATGTTTGGAAGTTTCATACAGTTCCACTTTGACGTGGCAACAAAAAAATTAACAATAACACAAAGACCTAGAGCAGATGACGAAACAGTCCTTATGCACACTGACAATTTTAGACCTGACATAACACTGTTCAAGGACATTTATTCCAAACCATGGATCAGAGATTACACACTTGCAGTATCCAAAGTAATGCTTGGAGAAGCAAGAGGCAAGTTCAATACCATCGCAGGTCCACAAGGTGGAACAACACTCAACGGTGACGCTTTGAAAACTGAAGGAACTGCTGAGATGGAAAGACTAGAAACAGAGATAGGTAACTTCCAAGAAGGCGGAACACCACACAGTTTTGTTATTGGTTAATTGACCACTATTTCCATTTAAATAATAGTATCATGATAGATGCTCGATACAAAAAACTTTCCAAATGTACACTAGAAGAACTGACCAACATGGTTGACGATCTAGAGAATATTGCCATACATGCCTTAAAAGAAAAGAAACTGGGGGTGCGGAAACTGGTATTAACATCGGTTCATGATGTTAAAAAAGAGATTGAAAAACGTTTAAAAAAATAGTATAATAAACCTATGTTAGTAGGTGTAGTAGGATTAATAAGTTCTGGTAAGGGCACAGTCGCAGATAGACTGGAGCAGGAACATAATTTCAAAAAAGATTCATTCGCAAAAAGTTTAAAAGATGCAGTCAGTTCTATGTTCAATTGGGACAGAGAAATGCTAGAAGGCAAGACTGATGAGAGCCGAGCATGGAGAGAACAGCCCGATGTCTTCTGGAGCAAAAAATTCAACAAGGATGTAACACCACGTTGGGTACTGCAACACTTTGGCACAGAAGTAATGCGACAGAACATGCACGATGCAATATGGATTGACAGCTGTCTAGCTAGATACAAAGGTGAACCCACAGTGATATCCGATACAAGATTTGAGAACGAGATTAAAACGATCAGAGAGTCTGGTGGCAAGATCATACTTGTGAAAAGAGGGCAAGATCCTGATTGGTTCACAAGCTACGTGGAAGGAAATATAATACCCACAGGCATACATTCTTCAGAATATGCATGGGCAAAGTCAGATTTTGACCATGTGATTAAGAATGACGGGACGCTAGAAGAGTTATATCAACAAGTTGACGATCTACTCATCAGCAACAAGATCACCAATACGCCATCCCAACTTACGGACACTTCCCAACCTTTGGCAATTGGCGCAAACAGTTTTTAAGTTAGTACTCGCAGTATTCCTCATACTACCATCAACAAAGAACACGTCCAACTGGGATTGCTTTTGTGCCCTGAATCCACACAGTTCACACTTCTTGTGTTTCTTGTATCCGGATCTCTGTAGGGCCGTGATCCCTCCCACCTTCTTGCCAGCCTTCTTCCTGTTACAGGTATCACATAAGCTACGCCAGTAGATGGTCGTGCCTTTCCTGTAAGCATAGGCCCTGGGCTTTGCCTTACACCCCTTACACAACGGTCTGTTCTTGTATTGCATATGCTTATTTACGTTGCCTATATAGGCACCTAAAAATAGCAAGTTATATCGTAAAAACCATATGATTGAATAAATAACTCTAGTATACGTTAAACTTGCAAGGAGAAAACGAAAAATGGCATTAACATCACCAGGAGTAGAA